AGCTGGTCAGCAATCTTGGTGACACCACAGAACACTAGTATACGATCATCCTTGTGTTCACTCAGTATCTTTTTGGTTCTTCTGAGCTTTGCTATACTATTCTGGATGATTCGCATTCTAGCTAGTCTAAGAAACATAGTAGATTTACCTGATCTTTCTAAACCATCAATCACATAACCATAGGCATCAAACTGCTGTTTTTCAGTGCGTTGCTTACCTTTGTAGTTATTTTTGATTAGATCGTCCAGAGGCACTTTTACCACTGTGATTTCATAGTCTACAACAACACCCTCTTGTATAGCCTGCTCAATTGAATAAGTGGCTGATACAGAGAGATTTAACTCTTCATAGAGTGTTCTTTCTGTATGGCTAGATAGTGTTCCAGTGAGACCTAATACATGACCAGCACCTGTTGATCTAAAAGAGTCATGATTAGCTATAAGTTCTTTCACAGCCTCTATCTGAGCCTCTGACAATAGATGTATCTCATCTATAACAATAAGGTCAAATGAGTCTTCTAGGTGCTTTTTGATGGATAAATGGGTAGTATAAGTTACATTACTGTCATCCCACCCGCGTTTCTCAAAGTCATCTTTCCAGCTCTGTTTAATCTTATTGTCTGGATAGGCTATAAGCACATTCGTAGGCTTTAGCTTCTCAAGAATGTTGATGGTGGTATAAATCTTACCAAACCTAGGACACAGATTAAGTATCCCAAACTTGCCACTATTTAACCACGCATCAGCAAACTCTTTTTGACGTTTATCTCTTATAGTCATGTTCAAAGATTGTTGTAAGAGACCAGAACAGCCATTCTGTACTGATTGCAACATACTTATCATCTGTATTAATACTGTTCACTATACTAACAGTGGGAATAAGTACAATTTGCCAGAAATGATCTCTCTTAGTGGGTAATGTGTTAAATGTTTTAAATGTAATTCTCATAGCGTTTTTATTTGTTTAAGAAATAGGTTTTGTAATCTTCTTCATACATCCATTTAAAGCCTTTGTGAGACTTTCTTTTGCCTTTACAGCAACTGCATATGTGAGAATCTAATGCTCCAGGTACATTCATGCAGGCATCGACTGTAGACTTGTGTGTAGTAATATAATTTAGATCCATATCTAGTTGAACAATTGGAATTTTATTAGCTTCTGCTATCTTACTTCTAGTTTCTTTAGAAATAGGATTATTTTTCATGTATTCTTTTCTCTTTTCTGAAAACTCAATACTCATTTTTCTATTCTTGTTCGCTTTAGATATTCTCTCCTTAACATCATCAGTATGCTTTTTTCCGTAAAAAGGATTATTTTCTCCTTTTACTTGTTGAGATTTGAGATAACGAGTTTCTTGAGAATGAGAAAATCCTACTAATCCCTCTCCACCATCAGTATGATTTTTAAGCATAAAATTCCAGGATTTAAATATCTGGATATAGAACTTCTCCATTTCTGAAGATTGCTCCTCAGGGCAAATGTCTAGTTCCTCAATAAGGGGAACTAGTCCTTGTCTGCTTAGTTTTCTTATCCATGTACAAATCTTTCTATTGTATCTTCTGCTGTCTATAATATGACCACTCAACCTTTGGGATAGTGGAGTTATAGTCTTTCCTACATACACAATCTCTTTGGTCGTAGGATGGGATAGGGTATAAATGTAACATTGTTTCATGGAGCAAATATATGGTATCTTCTCGAAACTACCAAATTTATTTTTCCAGAAAGAATGTTTTATTTACAACTGATTCATAGTCTGCATCAGTCATATCCTTCATTTTCTTTAACTCCTTAAACATCCCTATTTGACCCATAAAGCCCAGACCAACACGCACATCATCTTCTCCATAAGAATTCTTAATAAGCCTGAGGCTTCTGAAATACTTAGCACCGAATTGATCTTTCAGCTTGTTGATGGAATATCCAGAAGGATCATCCACCTTATATCGCAAGGGATCAAATAATGCTAGTACAACATCAGCGTCATTCTGTGTTTGTGAACTATCAGCAAAATCCTCTAGCTGGGGCTCAACGTCCCCATTTTTAATTCTAATAGGATTACTGATGTCACGATTGAACTGACTAACAGCCACTGGTGTATAGCCATAGAAATCTCTGGCATACCTCAGCTCGTCAGACATTTTATCAATAGCTGCCTTCTTAGTAGTTTGATCCTTGGTAGTTTTGAGCAAACCTATGTGGTCAATAACTACAATAGTTATTTCACTAGGATCATTAGGAACATAGATTTTGTTATACTCATCCACCTGTTCTATTCTACCGTTCTGTAGAGCGTGGGCTTTTAGCTCCTTGGCTATACCTACAGCATTCTCAGGACCATCGATGATTGTAATAGTCTCACCCATGTTTCCCATATAGTCTTCATACATAAGAAACAGATCGTGCTCATCCTTGGTCATCTTTTCTGTCCAGCCAAGCAGCTTGTTAACAGGGATGATTGTTCCTGTATCCAAGAATATCTTCCTGCTCACCCATTTAGCCAGCTTATAGGTTCTAGATCGCTCCATAGAACGATATATCACACGCAGCTTGATTCCTGGGTTTTTCTGTGTGATGTACCAGTCATAGGGATTGAGAACAAATGCATCATCAATAAAGCTGGTTTTACCAGAGCCTGTCAAACCACCTACAAGAAAATACATGCTCTTTCTAATCCCTATGTAACGATTAAGTCTGTTGAAGCCCATAGGAATGCCACCATTCCTACCATCCAAACCATTCTGTACCTCTTGTTTAAGTTGTTCAAAGCTCATTACCTTCTTCTTTAGAATTATTAAAAATTACTTCTATTCTAACAGTGGTACCATCATCCTCATAATACTGGTATATATTATAATAGCTGTTTTCAGTTGGTTCACCAAAAACAATATCCTTAGCTTGATCTTTTAAAGGATCACAGATTCTAACTTGACCTGACTCAAGTTTTATACTTCCAAGATGTTTACGTTTCATATATCAGTTCCTCCTGCCACAGGTTGTGACTCTTTAATTGTTTCACCAGCTCTCACGAGCTCAATGAATGGCTCAAATGTTCGCTGGTTTAAATATGTGAGTGAATTCTGCTGAAAGGATAGCTTATTTGTACCAGTTTTGAGAGAGTTCTCTTTCTTTTGCAACACCTCAAACTCTAGGGCTGCAATCAATTCATCAATTGTATACTCTCCTTCCTCTAGTATCTTCTTAAGTTTCACCTTACATTCATCCTTCTTTACACGCATGCTTCTAGATCCGCTGAATGATTTTCCTTTGTATGAGAATGTATCAGTGCCTGGATAGGCTTTCCACCATCTCTCAAATTCATCATCCACCTTCTTTCTAACAAGGACCACTTCTTCTCCTTGTGTATGTAAAAATTCTAGCAGATCTTTACCAACAGTGGATGCAGCACCATCTTCTGTGATGAGCCCTTTTCTCACCACACCCTGAAAGAGAACCCCCAGTTTGGGGGTCTCTTCACAAAGCGTTTTGATATCCACCGATTGTTCTGCCAGTTGCACTAGATAGATCATATCCAGTGTATACCCTTTCTTATGTAACTCTCTAAAATGGTAGAATGTCAAATTGATCATTTTCTTGCAGTTTGGGCTCTTTAACAATGTAAATCTTAGCAGGTTTTCTATGTTCATCCTCCACAATCTCTTTCATTATGGCCTGCTGTTCTTCATACAAATATATGACATCTTTGAGAGATTCCCTCTCAAGATCTTCATGAAAGTTCTTGGGCTCTGTCATAGTAATAATCTAAAATGTTAATAAGCCTTTCAATTAACTGGTCTTCAGTTTGCATTGCTAGGTCTATAATATCATCTTTTGTTTCATACTCATCTCCTGCATAATACAGGATGTTACCCACCAATTTTTCTCGCATTGAGAGGTGCGTGGGCTCTGCAATTGTTTTTCCTTTCTTTTCCTTCTTTTTCATTTCTTTTCATTTTTTGTCAACATTGGACCCTTGTAAGGCTCTTCTTCATCATCTGTCTCAAATGGAAAAGGGATGTACATATTCTTACCATCAATGGTGTATTTTAGATAGGGATTTTCGTATTCATCTATTACAAATTCCACATCTTCACCATCGATATTTATGTAACTTTTTTCCTCCTGAGTGTCAGTAAGTTGTGCATATCCACAACTAGAGAGAAGCAGTAAAGCGACTATGTATTTCATAATCATTCAGTTTCATTTGCCACGATGTCTCCAAACATCTTAGCTCCTTGAGGATCTCTTTTAAGAAAGATCTTGTAAGCTATCTGATATCTGTTTAGCTCAATCTGAGCAGGAAACAGTTCTCCAGAGAGAGAATCACTTAGATATACCAAAGAGTCACGGTCTTTCTTTAGAAGCTCTATAGCAATCTTCTCTTTTGTCTTGTTTTCTGGTTTATCAGGCATCAATGCAAAAAATAAAAAACATGCAATGAGGCACACTATGCCCCAAAATGCAAAATTCTCAGAGTCTTTCATCTGAGAATCTTTTTTTCCTTGTCCCATAAATTAAATTTTTAGTGAAATCCTCCTTCTGTGTGGTTTTTGTCATCATCCCAACATGTCTCTGTTGGGTCATCAAAATCATCATCAAATTGTTCTTCACCATCTTTGATTATAAAATAGGAAACAATAACTAATGTTATTAATAAGCCTATAATTAGCCACATCATGGGTTTGGTGTTATGCGAAGACCGAACTGTAAATTAAACCATGAAAAGGTTTGTTCAGCCTTGCGGGTGTTGAATTTAAATACCTTCTTGAGAAGAGGAATAGCATATTTCTTGAATTCCTCATGTTGAGCCTCAGTCATTGACCATTCTACATACCAGAGCTCTGTTTGTTTAGCCTCTTCAATTGTCTTACCAATCATAGCAAGCTGATAATCAACAAGATGTTCAGATATGTTAGCCCTAGTTATCTTGGGCTTTTTGGGAGGCTCTTTAGGAACATCCCAACTGGGATCATCTTCTATAAAGTTGTCCATCACCATAAAGAAAGTTGATTTGGGTTAATGATTATTTTTCTTTTCTTACCTTCTGTCTGGATGTTATGTATTATCTTTTCTGCACGCTCAATATAATATCTGTAATCAATGCCTGCTGTAGCAACCTCTGTATTTTTAGGAAGATAGTTACAGACAGTACACACCCATTCACCAGCCTCCACCTGTGCTACATCAGGAGCTGTGCTATCAGAGTCTTTGTTCTTAACCTTGAGTAGCTTTTCTCCTGTTGTGGAAACATAGTATCTTATGAGCTTATTGTATACAGTTTTATCACCACGTGCTCTGTTCCATCCTTCATAATGAAAATCTTTACTAGCCTTTTGTCTCAGGCAGAAGTCATATATTTTATCGTGACCCATAATAGTATCAGCAACAGGAGTTCCATGTACATAATATTGCTCCAAAGCAAGTGGAACAATGCGTGCTGACTTGTTCTTATGTAATTCAAAATCTGTGAGGAAATCCCCCTTCTTTTTAACTTCGCCATCTGTTTTAATTGCTATGTAATCATTCACTGTAGAGAATATAATCTTCTGATAGTCAGCTCTTTCTAGCTCATAACTAGTGAGTTCTGACCACCATTTGTTTATCTCATGCATCTTATCGATGTAACATTTTTTTACCATAATTGTTACACCATCCGTGTTAGCAGATATGACATTTATGCCATTCAGCTCATATGCCTCAATAAGCATCATGAGACTCAGTTCACCTGTAATAGTGGTGAACATAGTAAGTTGTCTATCATATATCCAGCTCTGCATATCACTAGACTTACCATACACAGAGTTTACAGAGAGCTTGAGAGCTTCTACAATACCAGCAATACGCTTATCCTTCTTAGCCTGAGGTTTGAGCTCTAGTCGTTTCTCAAACATGCTCTTGTAACCAGCCAGGAACTCTTTTCCTAGATGGTATGGATAGCGTCCATTGTTGATAATAATAGCTGGATAATAGCTGGATACATCCCAGTCAATTATCTCATGCTCTTCATCAGCCTCAAATACCTGTGGTTTGTTTTCTGTATGTAAACCACCTTTCATGAATGAATAAGTGTTTCCATAGAAATGCAGTTCCTCTTTGAAGTCATCCTTCTGTGTAAGAGACACCTTCTTGATCTTCTTGAGGAATGCTTGTAGCTCTGGTGTCTGAAACTGAACATAGCTAGCTATACAATTAGACACCTTCACAACCTTTCTAAACCAACCCTCTTTGGGTAGCTCAGTATAAGCTATTCCCTTTTCTTGGCAATAGAACTTCTTGATCATCTCATCACCAATCTTACTGTCAGAATAGTTGATACAGGGAATATTAAACTCCTCTTGTATATCCAGTCTCAATTGGAGCTTGTTCTTGCCCTTATACAGAGGATGGTCACATTCACCAATTGTGATGAGATAGAACTGATAGGTAGCCCAGACATCGTTTAAGCAATACTCTGTGGTGGTGACAATATCTTCCTTTGTCATACCCTCTTTTGCATGATGTATGGGCATCTCTTCAATGTTCTGAAGATCCATCTCAAACTCAAGTCTTTTCAGGCTCACTCTTCGATTTTTATTATCGAAATGGTGCACCTTGAATAGATCAATTTGCTTATTACGCAGCTCCCATTCTCTGAATTCAGGGAATACATCATAATTAGCATCATGGATAATGTCAGAAGCTTTCTGAGCTATCTTGGCTGTAATGTCAAGATTACCCAGCTCATACCAATCACCGTGGTGTCTAATAATCCATTCAACCACTTGACTGTCAAATCGTAAATTGTTATAGCCCACCCAATAGTGGTCACTATAGTCTTCTGTAAACTTAATAAATTTGTCTAGATCGTTTTCCCACTGGTTCAACCTGAACACTCTGTAAGGCTCTCCAGGGATGAGACACACTACAAGGAAATACTCTTTTAATGTTTCTATATCATAACATATCACTTTCATATACTTTCTTCTTTCTTTTTAAAAATAAGGTAGCGTTGTTATAAATGTAACTAAAAAACTCTCCTGCTGATCTGCTTCTTACATAAATGGTGTGAGCACTATCAGGCTTGTCTTTGTACCTTTTATATACATTTCCTATTTCTATACCCTTGTCTGATAATATATCTTTGAGCCTTTTTATGAAAGGCTCACTAGAGGTTATATTAATGTGATAATATGGATTTACAAGCTTTTTATGTCTGCTTATGT